TGTGAGAGTTTGTTTGAACTGTACATTTACATTAGAAGTTCTATAAGCATTTGGAATACGAGTCTCACAGTATCTAAACTTGGAGTTACGTTGATCCCAAGTGCTTCTACTTTGATCACTATCTTGATACGATTCTAATCCATCAAAAGAAGTTGTATCTCCATTTGGCCAGACTACTTTAAGTCCTTCACCTGGATCGTTAACTCTCTCCCCACCGTTCTTATCATTACCCATGATCGCATACACAAATAATACATTTGCATCTGACAGATCTAAATTGACTGTAGCAGTTCTCGTAGATTGTAGAGAGTTGAATGGAGAAGTACCCGCAGATCCAAAAGCAATATATTGATTACCAATACCATCATGTTCAACAGGTTTTTTAAACCCTCCACGCTCACCTGCTCCAGATCCCCAACTCATCAGAGAGGTGCCAGAGAGCGTAGGAGAGAGGTCTGCAACGTTTCTACAGTAGTGTTGTAAGAATGTAAGACCATTGACCTCAATCTTTCCTAAAGCAGTCTGTGCAGTCTTCAGACTGTCATCCCAATCTAGTTGCAGTGCAACTCTACCATTACCTGCAGTTCCTGTGACAATAAGATTGGAACCTGTAGAGTCAAACTGCACAGTCAAATCATTCTCAACAATAGTTTCCTGTGTTTCACTGGTGACAGGATATGTTAGTGGAGTAGATCTTTGTTTTCTATACTTTGTGATCGTTAGACCATTCGGTTTATAATACTTGATCGGTTTGATATTAATTTCTGGATCCCAAGAGATACAAGAGTCAGGACCAATGATAGGTGTAAAGAAAGAAGGATCAAAATCAAAGTTGGGTGTTGGAAAGAATCCTGCACAACCTTCTTTAGGAGGGTTTAGTCCTTCACAATCCCAATTAACAGGTAAATCATATTCATACTCACAGTCATAGAAAGTTCCATCTTCTCTTACCTTACATTTTTGTCTTTTGAATCTTGGTAACCCTGGAAAAAATCTTGGCATGTACTCACCGTCAGGAGTTCCAGGGATATCAGTTCTAGGATCTTCGATTACAGAGATGCCATCATCCTCCTCCCTGTCCCTAAGTTCGGACGGTAGATATGGACCTGTCACTACCTCTGGGAGGATTACGTCACAGATAGGTCCAAAACTTCCTTCTGGATAATAATATGCAGACACAAAAAAATAGAGGGTGTTACCCCTCTATTTAGATATCCCGAACAGGATTATTTATTAACCGATGCTAGGTGCAGTAAGTGCAACAGGCACAGACTCAGCAGCAGCAAGGTCAAGAGGGAAGTTGTGAGCGTTACGCTCGTGCATAACTTCCATTCCAAGTCCTGCTCTGTTAAGGATGTCTGCCCAAGTAGGAATCACTTTACCACCTGCGTCAACGACGGATTGGTTGAAGTTGAAACCGTTAAGGTTGAATGCCATAGTTGACACACCCATTGCAGTGAACCAGATGCAGACCACAGGGAATGCAGCAAGGAAGAAGTGAAGTGAACGAGAGTTGTTGAAAGATGCATACTGGAAGATCAAGCGACCGAAGTATCCATGAGCAGCAACAATGTTGTAAGTCTCTTCTTCTTGTCCGAACTTGTAACCGTAGTTCTGTGACTCTTGCTCAGTAGTTTCTCTGATAAGAGAAGAAGTAACAAGAGAACCGTGCATAGCACTAAAGAGTGAACCACCGAATACACCTGCTACTCCAAGCATATGGAATGGGTGCATAAGGATGTTGTGCTCTGCTTGGAACACGAACATGTAGTTAAAAGTACCAGAAATACCAAGAGGCATTGCGTCAGAGAAAGAACCTTGACCGAAAGGATAGACCAAGAACACAGCGAATGCTGCAGACACTGGAGCAGAGTATGCTACACAGATCCAAGGACGCATACCAAGGCGGTAAGAAAGTTCCCACTGACGACCACAGTATGCTGTGATTCCGATAAGGAAGTGGAAGACTACAAGTTGGAAAGGTCCACCATTATACAACCACTCATCTAGAGTTGCTGCTTCCCAGATAGGATAGAAGTGAAGACCGATTGCGTTTGAACTAGGAACAACAGCACCAGAAATGATGTTGTTACCATACATGAGCGAACCTGCAACAGGTTCTCTGATACCATCGATATCAACTGGAGGTGCTGCAATGAATGCAATGATGAAGCAAGTTGCTGCTGCGAGCAAGCAAGGAATCATCAAGACACCGAACCAACCAACATAGATGCGATTGTCAACTGAGGTGACCCAGTTACACAGTTCGTCCCATCCTGAGAGGAGACCACCGCGTTGTTTTGAACGTGAAAGAGTTGTCATTTGAATAAGGGTTATGTATTAGTGCAGGGAACACTGAAGGTATTATTCCTTCTCCACCCTCAGGAGAAGGTATGAGAGACGTGATTTAACCACCCTATAGGTCTCGGTTTGAGGGGTGCACATAGAAAAGGTGAGGATTCCCTCACCCAGTTGATTTATTTATTATAGCAGAGATGCTAAGTTTTGTAAAGCACTCAAGAATGAGTATTAATACTTAAGTGAGTGTCATTACAGACTGGGGTAGGAACCCTGTAATCGTAGACAGCATCAGAGATGCGAAGAAGATGTACGGTACTACCTTTAAGGGGACTGGTTTCATCATACCCACCCCATGTTTCCTGCAGCAACCCCCACTGCTACGAAGAATGCGAACTCTAGGATGCCATGCATTGATGGGGGGATAGAGTTGATTGTTGATTTAAAGTTGGTCATTTTACCTTGTGCTCCTCAGGTGTAATTAAGTTGGATTTTGTGCGTAGGCAGGGACCATAATCCCTCCTTCTGGATCGTCATCATCGTCGTCATCCTTTAGTGCCCTTAGAAAGAGTTCTAACCCTACTAGGACACCGAAAGGATACAGACACCACAATATTGCTTGCCCATACGTTATCTCATTGACAGTATATAAACTGTCCATTAGAACATGCCAAAGAACATATGTCCTGTTAATGCATCAGAGATACCTGCTGCCATTAGACCAACCATTGCTGCTCTACCGTTCCAAGTCTCTGCCCAGATCTTCTGGGGTTCTACTCTGCTGTTCTTCTCGAACAGATCATCGACAGATTTTTCTTTGAAAGATTTTTTCATTAGAAAATGCCAGGAATGATCTGACCAGTAGTTGCATAAGCACCAACTGCTGCTACGAAACCGAGCATTGCTGCCCAACCGTTAAACTTTTCTGCTTCTGGAGTCATTGTTTTTGTTAAGTGAGGTTTACATTTGATGTGACAGTTGTGTCACAGTTCTTCAGAATCCTGCGAGACCGAAGAAAAAGAAGTTTCCTGTACAGACATATGAGATAACACCACTGACCAATCCTAGCATAGCAAGGCGACCATTGAGTTTTTCGGCATTCTTGCCGTATGATTCATAGTTGTCAACATAGGACATTCTTGGTTCTGATGCGAACATGTTTTGTCTGCCACCAGATTCAGTTGTTACTGTCATTAGTTCTTTGTTAAGAAACGTTACATTATTATATAGCAAAGATTAAGTTTTGTCAACATCTATTACAACGTTCCCCGATACCGATATCCTGACATCCTCGGTCTGCTTAGGGTACACTGTATGGATGAGGTTGGCAGGGAAAATCAAGGCGTGGCCTACAGAATCCTCATTTATGTACACTGGATTTCCTGTTTCGTTCCAAATAAAATAGAAAGGAGCGTCATCATCAGTAGTTCTTATATAACAGCTAAAAGAATATAATGAGTACTGGTGCATATGGGGTTGATGCTGATCTCCCTTGTGCATCTCGTTCGCCCACATCTTGACGATACGCATCTTGTCCTTGGTGTTTCCATAGATGCCACCAACATCTTTATGTAAGTAAAACGCTTCATCGATAGTATCAATCAACCATTTCTCAAAGAGAGGAGGCACTTCCATAGCATACTCTCTCTTGATTGATACAGGTGCCTCGTCTCCCAACGGGACTTTTGCCTCTATTGCTTTCATGGCATACTCTTCCAACTCCTCAAAGGGTTGAACGTATGCAACCATAAGTTTGTTAGGTACTAACCATTCCATAATATTAAAAAAAGAAGGGGTGTCGCCACCCCCTAGTAGTCTGGACGTCAGTGTATCACCTATATGTGATTCCTGTCGCGCATAATGCCATCGAGTTTTTAGGATCTATTGGCGGAAGATCAAGAGAAGGTGACGACATCCTTCGTATCAGACGTAAAAGAGATTGTATCTGCTGCTACGTTTGATCCAGACGGAATATTTATGTTACTATCGGGATCGTACCCGAAGTTAACATTGAAGACATTATTCTCTGTAGATGGAGGTTCAAGTTGTTTAGCAATCGCTTTAACACCTTGGTAATGTCTCCAGAGTTCACACTGCAGAGCAGCATCAACATTGTCATCGAGTGCTGCCTTGACAGCATCTTTCAACGCTTTGGTTGCTAGATCATACATGTTCATTTTTCTCTCAGTTGTGAGGATCGTAATAACGAATAAGGAATGCAGTTGCTGCGATGAGCACTACTATAACAATAAGGGTAATCATGTGTACTTGCGGTATGCCTGTACCTCAGGATCAGGATCTAACCATTTTGTGTATTCAAAATCTTCAATCGCATAATCCAGTTGTACAGAGTTGTCTAGGAGATACATATCCCTGTACCTTTGGGTCCACTCGTGAAACTTTTGAATACGATAGTCGGGAAACCCATTGTCGAGTGTCCCAACTTCAACATAGCGATAAGGATATCGCTCCAAAATGGTGTTAGTCTTGGTCATAATAATAAAGGTCTGATTCAAGTTTGGCAAGTAGGATGTCATAATCCTCGTCTACATCACCGTAGAAATCGACTCCTCTGTCCTCATAGTGTTTAACTAATTGATTATGAATGATAGGATAATCAGAGTCGAGCATAATCTGTCTGTCAACTGCATCCTCAAGGATGGAGAGACAAGACGAGAATCGTTGTGCTGTAGTCATATGAAGTTACCTTTCTAATGGACCGTTATGCCCGTGAGGGCAACGGGTCAGGCAGGATTTGAACCTGCGACCGACTGCTTAGAAGGCAGTTGCACTATCCGCTGTGCTACTGACCCAAAAGAATTTTGGAGGCAGTTTTGATATTCAGATTCAACTTTTTTGCATCCTCCTCATACCCTTGAGTAACGAGAGTGTGCAGTTTATCGATCTGGACGTCGAGATAATCCTCTTCGACATCAGCGTCTAGGAAATCAATCCAACTCATTTAAGTTGTGTCTGAACTACCCCAGTAGTATAACCGATGTCCTAGCGTCTGTCAAGTATTAAAATAGTCTTTACGCATGTACCGACCGAGAATGTTAGAGTTGTAGTATGCAGGGGAACCATCTTCCATTGCCTCCGTAAGTACGTTGTTGAGAAATAATTGTTTGGTCTCATTAAAGTTAACAAGACCTTTAGTGTTATGTATACTGATAATGGTGCGTTTGAATGACATAGCACCAAACTTTTTTTTATCTTCTATGAGTTCCTTAGAACTTCCATAGTATTTTTTCCAATCTGATTCAGACTTTACCTTGCGTTTCTTTCCCTTGGGTGTGCGATGTTGCCAGAAATATTTTCTACCAATGTATCGCTTTCCGCTGAGTGTGTTAGTGATACTATATACAAAACCGTAATAGTCATTAATGTCATCAGAGGTAAAAGGACGACCGTCATAAACCCAAGGGTTTTCATAATCAATCGCAGATTCCGTCTTCGTCGTTGATGTCACGATATGTAGTGTGCCTATCAGTGTCATCACTACTTATACGATATGCAGCAGCGTCAGAATATACTTCTGATTTCAACTCTGCGACTGCGACCTCAAGGTCGTGTATCAATGTTTTTAAGTTTTTCTTTTGCATTAATCAGCATACTCCTGTGCTAGTTCTAGACATTTGTTGAGCATGTGATGTGCTCCATCCATCCAATCCTCCGATGCTCCATCATAACGTCCGTTGTACAGATCTTTTTTGTGTTTGTAAATTCGTGCTAATAAGTCTCTTTTGGTCATGATTCCTCTCCCTGATCGTGGCAGTTTTCTAAAATCATTATCGGTCTGAGAACATCCATCACTCACGCTTTGTTCCCCAACTCTTCCTGTAGGTTCTTCCAGTCCCTATCAAAGATCTCCAGACCTCTGTCTGTTAAGACATGGGAGTACATCCCTGCGAATACTTTACTTGGGATAGTACAGATATCAGCACCCACTTTAAATGCTTGGGCAACCTGATACACATCTCTAATAGATGCTGCTAGAACTTGAGTATTTGAACTATGAGTTGCGAATACATCTGCGATCTCTTCAATGACTCCAATGCCATCAAACGACTGGTCAAATACTCTACCTACGAAAGGAGACACATATGTTGCTCCTGCTTTACTTGCTAAGATTGCTTGGCAAGTATCAAATACTAATGTAACATTCACCGATACTTCATCATCAGTCAAATCTTTACATGCTTTCAAACCCTGAGGTGTACATGGAACCTTGATAGTAATGTTTGGTCCAATGTCAATCAAGGGTTCTGCTTGATCTAACATTTCTTGTGCTGTGTCACCAACTACTTCAGCAGAGATTGATGCATGGAATGGAAAGATATCTGAGATCTTTTTGTACACTTCCATGGGATCTTCACCTGCCTTCAGCATTAATGATGGGTTCGTTGTGACACCATCAATCAATCCTGTTTCGTAATAGGTTTTGATTAACTCAGCATCAGAACAGTCCAGAAAAAGTTTCATGACTCTCCTATACATTTTCAGTATTTAGTGTACAACAAAAGACCCCAGGTGTCAATACCTAGGGTCTATATGTTGATCTCCAGATCAATCGTTAATCTTCCAGTTAGTTATACCAAAGGGTTTTAAGTAAACCCACTTGGCATAATGTAGTCCACGGTAACATAACATTGCAAAGACCTTATCAGGGTCATGTTTTGTTGCATCATATTCTGGAAGATTGTAGTCCCAGTTACGGGAATCAAACTCCAGACTGATTTTCATGTTAGTGCCCCATCGATTGAAGGAGTCTAACCTCACCGTAGATAAGTGTTAAGAAAACCGCCATGGCAATGCTAATTTGTAGTACTTCCATGGTTCATTACCTCACTTAACTTTCTTTACAAGTTTGATACCACGATACATAAGTTCGTGATTTCTTTCTTGATTTGCTTCTGCGAGTACTTTTGCTTTGTACTCCTCTGGGTTGTAAGAAACCCCACGGTAAACGACTTGTGCCATTTGTTTTCTCCTAAAGTAGTTGGATTTTCGCCCGTTCCTTTAGTCGTTTGCGTCCCATGGGCAGTGTGGTGTTGCTTCTTGAATTACTTCAACAAGTTCTACCTTAACTGCGTCATTCATACTTTTATGTGCTTCGAGACGTTCGATCATATCGACCGCATCAATGCAATTAATAGTAGTATAAAAGAGGAAAATTCCTAGCATGAGATGAACGCTCCGTTCCGCGACCTACTTGCGACCTCCGAGGAGGTTGAACGTAGATGGTAACATCGAATACAAAATGTATCCTTTGCTACATTTATATTTATATCACAGATCTCTGACATTTGTAGTTCACCCTGTTACACTTTAACACAATTTATTGTTTTCTTTATCTTTTCTTAAGTCTTCGTGCAGTCTTTCCATTGCTTCCTTCCTTGCAGCAGTCCAGAGCATGTCTGTCACGTCTGGACCAAGATCATTTCCCTTCTCTAGAAGGTCATCATAAACTGAATCCTGCGAAGGCATCTGCTTTGAGGTCTTGTTTGATTCCTCCAACGACATAACTTTCAATCTCCGTTTCTTGTGGTGCGTTTTGTAATCCTCTAGAGGTCAACCAATGTTGAGTCCAAGGAAGAGGATTGTTTCTAGCAGGAATATCATAGATTGGATTTAAACCAATCGCTTTCATTCTCTTGTTAGCAATCCATTCAACATACTGATGAAGAAGTTTTTCATTCAGACCGATCATGCTACCTTCTTTGAACAGGTAGTTTGCCCATGCCTTCTCTTCATCAACTGTCTTCTTGAACATGTGAAGAGTATGATCCTTTTCTTCTAATGCAATCTCTTGCATCTCAGGATCATCACCCTCAGACCACTTCTTCAAGATATTCTGCGTGATAACCAAGTGTTGACTTTCATCTCTAGCAATAAGAGAGAGTATCTTTGCCGAACCCTCCATAAGTTTATTTTCGCCAAAAGCAAACGAGCACGCAAACGACACATAGAAACGGATTCCTTCGAGGATGTTGACGTTAGCGATTGCTCGGTAGAGTTTTCTCTTGAGTTCTTTTCTGTCATAGAGTCCTGTTGTGTGTCCTTCTCTTGCTAGGTCCCACATCTGACCAGTGTCATAATCATGTGCGTGCTCAATGAAATCATTGTATGATTCAGTCACAGACTCTGCACGTCCCATCACGTTGTCATCATCTAGAATAGTGTCAAAGACTTCACCAGGATTAGGGTATACATTCTTGATGATGTATGTATAGGAACGACTATGGATCATTTCCATAAACTCCCATACAGTCATACATGCTTCCAACTCAGGAAGAGAACAGTAAGGAATGAATGCCATTCCAGGTCCTCTACCCTGTACAGAGTCAAGCATGATCTGATACTTCAAGTTAGAAGTAAAGATATGCTTCTGCTCAGGTGTCAAAGTTTGATAGTCGGAACGATCCTTTTGTAAGGAAACCTCTTCGGGTCTCCAAAAATATCCAAGTTGTTGTTGAGTAAGTTTGTCAAAGACAGGATACTTATACTCATCATATCTCTGGACACCAAGAGGTTGTCCAAAGAACATGGGTTGTTTCTTTGTGTTTACTTTGTTCTTGTTAAATACGGTCATTCCTTTCGTGTCAAACTTTGCAACTGTCACAGTCTTCCTCCTCGGTGGTAAGTATCTCGTTGATCAACTGGTCTACATTATTAGAGGTTTCGTCACCATCTTTTTTAGCGTCGTAGGTGTTCTGGTAGTACGACGTCTTCCAACCATACTTGTAGGTTGTTAGAAGATCATTTGCCATCACAGTCACAGGGACTTCATTGTCTGGATAGTTCTCTGGATTGTAACTCCAGTTGCCAGAAATTGCTTGATCGAAAAACTTCTGCATCACAGCAGTCACTTTGATGTAACCGTCGTTGTTATGCATATCCCATAATAGGGTGTAGTTATTCTTCAGTGTAGTATATGATGGAACAATCTGCTTAAGAGGTCCCTTTTTGGACTTCTTAACGGACAAGTAGTCGCGAGGAGGTTCGATTCCATTGGTTGCGTTTGACACAACGGAACTGCTCTCCGAAGGCATTTGTGCGGACAAAGTGCTGTGCCTGAGTCCATACTCTTTGATCCTCCCCCTGAGATAATCCCAATCACATGATAGGTCATTCGGTACGATCTCGTCCACTTCCTTCTTATATGTATCGATCGGAAGAATCCCATCTGCGTACTTTGTTTTACCAAAATAACCGCAAGGACCCTTCTCCATAGCGAGTCGATTTGACGTCGTTAGAAGGGCATACTGGAACCTCTCAGTGAGTTTATGAACGAGGTCGAATGCCTTCTGTGAATCATACTTTGCATTGTTCTTAGCAAGATAATGTGCCAGACCAATGTAACCAATTCCTAACGATCTTCGGTTAAGCGTACTTTGCTTTGCAGCAGCAACAGGATAGTTCTGATAATCAATCAGAGCATCAAGACCACGCACTGCAAGTTCACATAACTCATCAAGTTCATCTAACTTGTTGATCTTACCTACGTTGATAGCAGACAAGATACACAGAGCAATTTCACCTGATCCATCAATGTGTTGGATAGGATCTGTAGGTAAAGTAATCTCTTGACAGAGGTTACTCATGTTCACTTTGTCTTTGAAGGAAGAGTGAGAGTTACAGTGATCAATATTCATCAGGTAGATACGACCAGTCTCAGCACGCTCCTTCAATAGATCCATGAAGAGTTTCTGTGCTCCGATAGTCTTTCTTGGAATTGATGAGTCAGACTCGTATGTAATGTATAGGTCATCAAATGCATCAGTACCAAAAGCATCATACAATCCTGGCACATCGTGAGGACTGAATAAAGTGATCTCTCCATTCTGAATGAATCGTTCGTAGAATAGTTTAGATAATTGAATACTATAATCTAACTTACGAACTCGGTTATCTTCTGTACCTTTGTTGTTCTTGAGAACAAGAATGTCTTCTATTTCTTGGTGCCAAATGGGGAAGTGGACTGTCGCGCTTCCACCTCTGATGCCATTTTGAGTGCAACATCTGACAGTCGCCTCAAACTTTTTGAGGAAAGGGACAACACCTGTGTGCTGCACTTCTCCGCTGCGGATTTTGCTGTTGATGCCACGGATGCGACCTGCGTTGATACCGATTCCTGCCCTTTGTGCAACATACTTGCCAATAGCCATGTCACTGCTAAAAATGCTATCGAGGGTGTCATCAACATCAACAAGAACACAACTCGCAAACTGTCGGATAGGAGTTCTAACACCTGCCATGATGGGCGTTGGGATGTTGAGTTTGTGTTTTGAAATTGCGTCATAGTATTTTCTTACATATTCAAGACGGTAAAACTTATCGTCGTCTTGAAAGAGAGTCGCTGCTACCATCATATACATGAACTGTGGAGTCTCGTATACTTCTCCAGTGCTGCGACATTGTACGAGGTATTTATCAGAGACCTGACGAATACCTGCATATGTGAACAAATAATCACGATCATGATCTAGGAAACCATCTAGAATATTAAATTCTTCTTCTGTGTATTTGCCAAGGATACCTGCATCATACACACCTTGCTTAATACATTTCTGAACGTGATCATATAGATTAGGACGACGGTCTGGGTGCTCACCGTATACCTGTTTCCTAAGACTGAATAGCAGCAGTCTTGCTGCCACATATTGATAGTTGGGTGCTTCAAGAGAAATCAAATCATTCGCAGAACGAATAAGAATCTCTTGAATGTCAGAAGTTTTAATGCCATCAAAGAGTTGAAGTTGGGAGTTCATCTCAACTGCCGACTCAGACACACCTGCAAGACCGTCACAAGCGAGTTCTACCATCTTATGAATCTTATCTAGATCGAGAGGTGTTTTTGTACCATCTCTTTTGATGACTTTAGTTTCTGTTGGTGGTGTCATACCTTTTTCCATTCACTGAGTTTAACGTGTGCTTCTAGTCCACTGTAAGTATTAAATTCTACCAGAGATTGAACGTCTTGTCCACTGCTTGACATATCATTGAGATCTTTCTCCTTGATATGTTCTGGGAAGATAACAATTTCGTATCCTCTATCAATCACATTTGACATGCGTTTGATAATCTCTGGGTTTCTCTGCTCATTATCAAAGACGAAGACTGCTTCTCTATCTTTCAATAGAGTCCAATCGATATCTGCTCCTGCCATAGCAATAGCATTGTCGATGAATAAACTATCGAACGGTCCTTCTGTAATGTAAACAGTTTTATTAAAATCTACTCGATCTAAACCATAAACTTTTGTTCGGTTGTCATCAAGCATGACCGTTATGTATCGTAGTTTATCCTTAGGATTTAACGATCGTCCTTGAAACCCGAACCATTCTCCCTGCGTGTCAATGAAAGGTATAATAACTCTGGGGTGATCTTTATTGACATCTGTGAACGTAGGTTTTTGAGTGTTTACCCATGTACAAAAGGACTCTGCATAGTACAACTCAGAGAAAAATTTCTCTGGAATACCACGACCTTTTAAGTATCCTTTTGCGGGGTGCTCATTATTTAGATCGGCAACAGACTCTAGGTTTCCCTTTTTCTTGAACTTAGGTTTTTTAGTTTCAAACTTAGGGGAAGCAACGTTCCTACCCTTTCCTGTAAGTCCACTCTTGTACCTCTCCATGACATATTCATCATAGAGATCGCTTGCTTGATCCTTTAAAAAATTACCAAAGGACCTGCCTACACCACAGTTGTGGCATTTGTAGACAAGTCCTGAGTTTTTGGTAAAGAAGTACCCTCGTGCCTTGTTGAGATGCTTTTGAGAGTCACCACAATAAGGACAACGGAAGTTGTATGTACCGTCTTTGACCTTCTTAAATCTATCTAAACGTGCCGATACAAGATTGGCATAGTGATAATCTATCACTTAGGAAAGTTCTATTGCTTTTCTATGATACTACTGTTTTGAGTTTCTGTCAACCCTGTGTTGTTGAGGAAGTTTTGTCCGATTGGACTAACGAGGAAAGATATAATACTAAGAGCACCAAATATAGACCACATCTTCTTTTCCATGAGTCTAAGACGTTCGTCGATTTTGCGTATGTCACGCTCGCACCCCCTTTTGATTGCTTCTGTATCACGATTAAGATCGGAATGTAACCTATCGATCTTCTCAAATAATACTTGATCTATCTGGTCTTGCTTATCTAACTTCTCATTATGGACAGCAAGAATCTGACCCATCTTTACACTGTTGTCTTGAAGGGTATCTACTACTTTCTCTAGTCTTTCAATTATGGCGGTGTTGAGGTCAGACATTAGGTCTTTGCTGCGTCTTGATCTGCCCCTGCCCTTGCTTGTTTTTTAAGTTGTGCGGTCTTCATTTGAAGTTGCTTTGCTAATTCTTGCTTCTTCATCATCACTTTCTTTTTCTCTATAGCAACCTTCATCATCGCTTGCTTCTGTTTCATCTGTGCCTCTGCATTTTCTTGCACAGTTTCCTCAGAAACATTTCTCATATGCTTCATTCTCTTGTCCATAAAAAACTTCGCAGCGTTAGCAGGAAGAATTCTTTCGATGCTGATGTCAGACCTATACTGAGGCATGATCATCAGTCTGAGTTTTTGCTTGAGTTCAGCAGGACTATTAGCGTAGATAATAGTATCACCGATCCCAGGAACGTTTACTTTGTATTGGAAAAGTCTGGATGGTTGTGTTGGATTTTCTCTGGATTCTTTTTGTACTTTTTTTCTTTTTTGAACTTTCTTTTTAAAACCTAAGACTGGATCATAACCCGCATTAGGACCTGTCGCAGCAGCACTGCCACTGAAACCTCCTGTTCCTGCTGTCATCATTTCTTCGTTCATTAGATCTTGTCCAGTTCTTCTTTAAGTATGGGATCTACATCTAACTGAGGCATCATCCCTAAAGGATATTTATTCAAGTAGAGTAGTAGAGTCTTTAGCAAACACCAGTATTCTCTTTCAAACTTAAAAAAGAGTAAGGGTGTTGCTGCTTCGCCAAACACATTATAAAGTATGATGAGGTGATTCAAGATAAGAGGGATCCTTAAAGGACCCCCTCTCAAGTATCTTTTCAGCAAACGTTTCAAGTATTTGAAACGCTTTATATCTTCATCGAAATCCTCTCTTGTAACACAATGAGGGTTTTCATAATGTTTGATGGCGAACAGAATGTAGTTAGACTCATTCAGTTCGTCAAATTTCATAGACTAATTAACTGCCGAATGTTAAGGTTGCTACTGCGGAGATAACTTCTGGAGCACCATTGTTGGAGTTAACTTTAACTCTGTACTGGTTACCATCATTTGCTGCAGTCTGTCCTGTAAGTGCAAGAGATGTGCTAGTTGCACCAGACACGTTAGAGAATCTACCAGTAGAGGTAAGTCTCTTCTGCCATTGGAAGGTTGCTGTACCACTGTTGGTTACAGATGCTGCGACCAAGAAGGTTGCTGCGCCACTAGAAGTTGTCTTATCAGTGTTGTTTGTAGACAAGGTGATAGTGTTCGCTGCGTCTGCTGCGATTGTGTCATCACTCAGTGTCTCATCAGCGTTCGCTTCTGGGTTAGTTAAGAACATTAAATGCTCTGCTCTATGGCGAGTTGCACCAGACACATCAGTGTAGGTGTGATATGCCCACCAACCAGGTGAAGTCAAACCACGACCGATGTTCGCAGCAAGACCGCACTCAGTCTCGTCAACAAAGACGATAGTTTTTGTAACTGACCCACCGCTGTTACCAATGGTACGACCGACAGCGGTCTGGTTAGCAGTGGAGTCAACTCTTCCGTATAAAGACATTGTTTCTCCAGTGTGAAATACTTTCTATTCTTTATTTATGCGAGTATTAATCTCTGGCAACAAGTGCCTCTTTGACTTTCTCGAATAATTTGTCATCAGCATCAGTCTTAGTCAACTTAACTGCTTTACCAACGATCAAAAGACAGATCTCGATGAGTTTTTCACCAAGTTCTTCATCATCAGGAATCTTTGCGATTGCTGAATCGATTACCTTATAGGCAAGAGGGAGTAAAAATCCTAACATTGTTCATTATTATAGGGAACTACAATATATAGGCTCTTAGTCGTACTTCTTCTTACCGCCCTTCATGTAACCAGAACCTTTACTGTCGTAGAATCTGACTCCTTTAGTTTTAGTGTCTTTGTATAGTTTTTCTTTCTGGTCTTTCATCTTTGCCATGACCTCCTTGTATGACTTACCGTACTTCATACGGTTATCTCGTTCTTTATATTCTCTTTCTTTTTTTAGATGTGCTAGTTCTTCTTTCATGAGCATACCATCCTTTCCTACTTTCATACCTTTCGGTATGGGTTTACACTTCTTGTCGTCGAAGCAATAATATTGTCCTTCGGGGCAGTTCAAGTTCCTAGACCCCTTCCACTGTCATAGTTTTTCTTGCCACCGTAACGTGCCATGGTTTCTTTATAGGAACTAGTGTCCTTGAAACCTCGTTTCTTAGCATCAGCAGCATCTTGTTTCTTTTGATCTGCCATCTTTTTATACTTACCAGTTCCTGCAGTAGACTTAGCACCCTTCACCTTAGGTTTCTGGTTGCTGCCACTTCTCATAAGTGCACCCTTACCATACTGTTTGGTAATAGATGCTCTTACAAAGTCTAATGCAGAATCTTTTTGTTTGGGTCCTGTAGGTTTCTTAGTGCCACCCTTGTCGTAACCCTTCTCTTTCTTTAATCTTGTTGCCTCGCTGAACTCGCCAAATCGTATAAGGGAAGTTTCGTGATCGCGCTCTTCTTGATTGCTTTCTTCTGAAACTTCTTCTTGACTGTCATAAGCATTGTTGTTTGTAAGTGTTTTATTTAGGGGGTTTGTCTCCTCGGTGCTGATATCAGGACCGTCAGAAACTTCCTCACCTTTGCGCTTTGCTTCGCATTTTTTACAATCACAGTCTTCACCATGATTGATTCCTTTGCCCTCAAGCATATCCGATTTCTTGGGATTGATGAGGACTTTGGACTTCTTCTCTTGCAGTTCTTTAAAACTTAACATCACTTACCTTTCAAGTTTGCTTTACGATACTCAAGATCTGCTCTGGTGCCTTTGTCCATTTTACCTTGAGACTTAGGTTTGGTCTTGCCACCTACATCAGGTTGCATACCAGGGTTCATTGCCTTGACTCTACGACCATGGGTGTATTCAGCACCACTCATCTTAGAGTCGCCAGAGATCATCTTACCACCTTGAGAGCGTGAGTCAGCATACTGTTTATCAGTCTGACCATGCTTTCCTTTGTAACCTTCTTCGATTACGTTCTCAATTTCTTGGATGGTGAACAAACCAGACTCATGTAGATGTGCGATTCTATCGTAGTCTTCACCAAGTCTCTTGGCAAGTTTGTCACTACCCTTAGACACTGCACGAGAGAGTTTACCAACTCCTTTCTTAAGTCCTTTCTTAAGAAGACCACCAACTTTCTTGAGTGCACCACCAACTGCTCTACGAGTTTCTCCACTGCTACCACTGCTGCTACCAGAGTCAGACTTCTTACCTTTGACTCTAGAGATAACACTATCTACTTTGCTGCTACTTGAGTCACTGCTGCTAGAAGAAGAACTACCACCAGAGGAACTACCGCCACTGCTGCTAGAACTACCACTCAGACCACGCTCTCTACCTTTCTTAAACTCTTTCTTCGCTGCTGCTGCTCCTCTTTGTGCAACACCAGATGCATAACCTGCACCTCTTGCTGCTGCTTTACCTGCTACCTTAGCACCTTTCTTAAGCATAGAACCTGCTTTCTTAGCAGCACTCTTTACTCTCTCCATTCTAGAAGGTTTGGAGACAGAAGGTTTTTCTTTCTTAGCACCAGTAGCAATATGCTCAAACCCAGGTGCTTCCATGAGTTCTAGTTCTTCGCAGATCTCTAGAAGATCTTCTTCGTCTTCTGCAAGATCACCAATAGATTCGATCATGAAGTCTACGAGTTCTTCATCGGTTACCAGATCAAACTCTACACTTTCATTCAATTCTTCTAACTCTGCAGCAGAGAATGCGAATCCTTCTTTCTTCATCTTTGCTTTAGTCTTAGCAAGAATGCGATCCTTTGCTTCGGATGCTGCCTTGTTAGGACCATCATATGCCATAGCACCTTTCTGCTTTCTTGGTGCTCTAATCTTATCTACACCATCACCTTTGTAGATACCGTATGCACTACCCTCTTCTACGTTCTCAACTTCTTCTTTGTTATAGAGTGCACTTGCTTCTTTATGCTTACCTGCATTAGTCAATGCCTTGATCTTTTCCATCTTGGCACGTTTTTCCTTCTGCATAGCAGTAGGTTTACCTTCTTTATAATACTTACCAGTTCCAGACTCAGGAGTTGCCTTACCCTCCTTTAACTTAGCGGAAATAACCTTTCTGCGGTTAGCAAGATATGAATCGGTCTTATCTTTTTTGCCATCATTATTGATGTCACCATCCTCTTTCCCGACTGGATCGAGTTTCTTTGCTTTCTCCTGCACCTCTTGATAGGCAGCAGACATATCAGGTAATTCTTTGAAATTCATTTTACTTGGTAACCTTATCCTTTTTATTTATCTTGTTTATAAACTCACCAGGGGTAAGTTTACGCATGTAGTTAGTGAGAGCATCAGTTCCCATCTCACCTGCAGGGGTAAAATCAAAGAACTTGATGTCGTTTCGCTCAACTAAGTCTTTCAACCAAGTCCGAAATAGATGATCAGACTCATCAATACTGATGACATAGTTGCTACCACAACTAACAATCTTACTAACGATCCCTGTGTTAAGGTTCTCAACGAAAGTTCCCTCTTTGAATAGTTCACCATCAAAGTATGCCTCGCGTAATCCTTCGAGATCTAACTTAGGTGCGTACTCAAATAGTTTATAAGAGCAGTCACCAAAATCTTGATCCTCTTCAACTTTCATTGCAGTTCTTAACGTTCCGTAAAGAGACTGAAGATCCTTATCTTTGATACTCTTTGGAATACCTTGCTTAAATGAATCGTAGTCACCCTGTAATGCTGCTGCTCTAAGTTTAGATGCAGACATACCTTCTACACCTTCACCATCTGGGTCACGGTCACCTGCTGAGGTCACCTTAATATCATCAAAGTTATAGAGATCACCGTTATACTTGTTTGCTAACGAGTTGAACTCAGAAACCCTGTCACCTCCCACCACAATATTAACACTGCTATACCCCTCACTATCGAGTCCCCCAAGAACATCAAAAATAGTACGCATGTCAGCGTTATCAATGATCGAATTAGCGTGATCAGGATACGCTTGACGCATATATTTGATTTTAGTACCTGCATCGAGGGGGTTCTTCTTAGGATCCTCCGTCCTTGAGGGGTATATTCTATACGCTCCTCCACTTGTTTTTGCCTCTCTTGCTACTTTGTCGAGAAGTTTCTCGTGTCCAATAGTAGGTGGATTGAATCTTCCAAAAGTAATAGATATTGCACCTTGATCGACCGCACCCTCGCCATCTGCAGTTTCTTCTCCTCCTGCGGATTGTTGGGGTCCTGGGTCATTGTCTTTTGTAATTTTTACTAGTTCTCCATTCTGTGACATATGGGTAACGTTGCCATTCTTATCGGCATATCGTCCGTAACCAATATGTTGGAGATTTAATTTCTCTGCTGCCTTTGCAGCGAACGATCTCTCTGCTTCAGATAGGAAAGCACTAAACTTTTTCATTCGTCCAATTTTTACTAAGATTGAAGTTTGCTTTGCTAAAGGTCATTCGGTCTACAAGTTTCACAGGTACTTCGTTTTGTGTAACGAAACCTTCGTGAGCAGTTGGTTTGCCATCAAGATATGGAGTGACAGTACCACTGACTCGGATGTTGCTCATGAGTGACTGTTTCAGTTGGAAGATTTGATCCCACACCTTGAACGTGTAAAGATTAACCTCTTGCTTATATTTATCAGGTAAAGCACTATACAATTCTGCAGAGGGAGGTGCCATCTCCAATCGAATCCAAGTATTGATATGTTTGAATATTGCATCACGAGTCTTCTTATCCTTAGGAACCTTTGCTCTGACCAAGTTCTTCATGAATTTGAACCAGTTAAACTTGACCTTACCCTCAACGAATGCAGTTGCTTCGTTTACCCCAAGCATAAAGCAATCAGACTCACCGCAAACATTAACACCAAAACGAGGAGTGGCAGTTGGAGAAACAACGTCATAACCAGTATGAGGGGCAAAGACAATATGACCAGGGGTTTCGGTAGCAAACCGATACTCAAGAGCATTAGGAGTATAGGTACGACCCCCAGATACCCCAATATAGTCGCCTTGGACAATACCACCAATCCTAGGAAGGTGACGAAAGCATAGGCGAAGTATGTTCGCCACTTCTCCTTTGTAATACGCATCAATGTCCTCGTATGAATAAGCAATCTTGACCTTAACCTTGTTGAATACAGACTTTGTACCAACAAAGAACTTACCATTCTCAGGGTTAGTGCCAAACACAATAGCAGGAGCACCATCCCACTTCACACCAAGTGGTAGATGCTTGTGCAACAGAGCATTGACAGTCCTCAGAGCAGCACGACGACCATACATGATCATGTCTTCTGGGTGCTCAAGGTGTTTGTTAGGCAAGGTTTCCTCTGTGTCTATACCATTATTATAGCATACCAAAGTTGAATCCATAGTGTATGTGTGCCAGTTCCTTAACTGTCTACTGCAGTTTCCAATACACAGATGACTTGTCAGACTGTGAGGATGCGTAAAGATAGATCTCTTTCATGATCTGATCTTTCTTTTTATGATTAGACATCCAGTCAAGTAATCTTAGACCAGATAACTTAGAATACTTCCATGCTTGCTTTGCATCTGTAATAAACTCCATGGCAGTTTCTTCATTAAAACCTTTTGCATCATACTTCTTAAGAAGATCAAAGATCTCTTGATCGTATTCATTACCTGTACACTTATTCCACTCTGCCTCTTGAGGAACAGGACCTTTAACAATATCTGAAATCAAATCTCTCAAAACTTTACCTTGAATCTTACCTTGTGCAGCAGATTTACCTTTAAGTTCTAACTTCCAATCTCCTTTAGATTCACCACCAAAGTTTCTTGCTTGGAACTTTTCAAATGTACCATTACCATAGTAAAGATATACATCCATAGGATGATTATCACTTCTTCTACCATTATCAAATGTTAGATCATACTTAGCAAAGTGTGCCTTCTCATTATCTTTTCTTTCCTGAGCAGAAGATGCATTCTTTAGTGTCATGTTAGGAGAACCTTCAATCTTTTTCAAAGATATCCCAACCAAGAGATTATCTTTAATTAACTGGTTCAATGCATTGTTCAAACAATCAATAGTAACTTCCTTATCAAGATGTGCTTTTACCTGATTAATTTTATTTGCTTTAACCATCCAGATATCAGCAGGATTCCACTTGTCTTCTGACGAAAGTCTAGTTTGTTTCTTAACTCTGTTAAAGGCATCCTTAATTGCACCATCATCAATCGTGGCATCACCTCTTACAAACTTCCATCCAGTTCCACCAATCTTTTTAAAGATTTCATTTGCACCTGCCCAAGAAGATTCTTTCCACTCCTTTGACATGTCCATGATCTCTTCGATTCTGACACCTGGGGCATCAGTATGTCTCATTCCACACTTGTAATCATCAATAGTAAAGTTCTTTACATCACCACAGTAATATCTCATAGCAGCATACACACACTGTGCTGTCTCTTGTATCTTAGTTGCTGCTGCACCACCACCAGAACCTTTAGTGTTCTCTGGTTTGACTGAGATTCTTATGAACTGCTTCTTATCTTTTGTGATAGGAACATTAATCTCATTTGCTTTCTGAGGTTGTATTTCATATCCTGCTTTCTGTAGTGCACCACTGATATTTGATGTAGCAGTTGCCCTTTTTGCCTGAGGAACTAAGACCTTGATTGCAATCTGCACCTTCTTCTTTGAATCTGGTTGTTCAATCTTAGTCACATCAAAGAGATAGTAAGCATAGTCATCGCCACCAAGGGCATCCATGACATCTTCAAATGCTCTCTTATTCTGTGCAGGAACTTTTACTGCCATTACTCTTCAGATCTCCAAATCTTTCTCATCTCTTGATATTTAGGGTCGTATGCTGCTTTATCACGGACTTCCTTAAAGACTGCTGCTGCCTTTGCTTTCTCGTTCGTCTTCCAGTCTACTTCTTGCGGTCTAACTTTACCACCTTTAGTGTACTTGCGTCCGCTTGAATGATTAGCGTACCTTCTTGCTCGTGTAAAACCCATCTCCAAGAATTTCCTCGCCATGTCCATTCCAATAAAATCTTTCCTCCGTCGAAATTCAACGAACATCTCGTATATTTTAGCAGCAGATTGGCGAGCAGTATCTTCATTTACAAATCTCCAATGAGAGCATATATCGTTAGTGTAAGGGCGTACCAGTAGCACTCCTTGCTCTCCCCTTCCAATACGATAAAGTTTGCGATTTTCTTCAACTGTAAAATCAAGGTTCTTGTAATCGAGGTCATAATCAAATTCCTTCATGATGTAAGATAGTTCATCCAAATGGGTTTACGAGATGGGTCACGCAGATAGTTGTT